TATCTTATACGGCTCATACCAACGGTCATAATGGTGGTGGTGTACTTCCTTTATTACTTCGATAATTGAAGTCTTTTTAGCTTCCTCGTCTTTTTCTTGTCGTTCGGCAATTAAATCAAGCCTACCAGCCCTGATGTTGTCGATATCCTGTTTGAGTGTTTTAATCTCTTTATTGAGCTTGGTCCGTTCTTTTTCTTTTGTCTTGATTGCCTCCAGTGTCTGCTTGATTGCCTTCTTGATTAGGTCTATCTGTTTTTGTTCTTCCTCTTCTTTGAGCTCTTTTTCGGCTAGCTCAGCAGCCTTTTTTGCCTTTTCCTTGTCCATTTTTATCCCCTTTTAATTTATTTTGCCTCGCTCCTACACTTTATTTAACAATATTTTTAAACGCACTCATTATCCTGCTTTTGTTTTTTTCGAGAGCAACCCTTAGGTACGGTCTCGGTTTTTGGTTATATTTTCTCCCAAGCGAATCAGTTCCAACAAAGCCCATATCATATCTACGCCCATATTCGACATTCGTTCCTACCACACCAGTAAATGAGTCTTTTTTAGCTTTGGGCTGACCTATCCCATCATCAGCTTTAGCTGCTCCGCTTACTTTTCCCCTTGACATTCCACTTCCACTCCAGTTTACGGTTGTTGAACCTCTTAATCTGGTAGTTATTTTATGTACCATTTGCATAGCATCACCTTGTATCCAATAACATCCTTTTAATACTACCTTACTTGATTCATCCAATACTGCTTTTTTTACTTCCTTGTCGTACCATTTCATTTTTTCAGCCATTATGTTTCTTCTTTCAAAGTTATTTTTAATCGCTTATTCTGATTAGCTCCTATATCATTTATGTAGATTATCTTAAATTCCCTCGTGCCATATTGGAATATATCCTCTTCTGTGATGGTCTCACCTATAGGGAAATCTATATACCAATAGAAATCCGCGATTACCGTTAATTTGTCGGCACTAAGTCGTTCCGAGCCTCGGATAGTAGATAGTACCCCTGTTATGTTCCTTAGTCCAGCCCAAGTAATAGTATGTCCCCCCATCTCATCATCTGTTTTAGCCTTACGCCTTAATTCCATCGTGGTCTTTTTGCCTATCATATTAGAACCCTCTTAAACCTCGATAGTATTGCTAACGCCTCTTTGGGGACATCACCATCTTCACAGGTTATATTCACATCTCCAACCCGATAACCCCTGACTCCAAATAACTCATCTTTTCGTCTATCATAAATTGACTTAGTTATTATCTTAATTGCAAGTTGGAGGTTCTTGGGCATCGTAGTACTGGAATACCCCGCAGTATCCTCCACAAATATATTCCTATTCCCTTCAGGCCAGCCTGCATACCTATAGATTTCTCCCCGGTTAGGGAATACCTCAAAATCATCTATGGCCCTATTAGGCATATCCAGATATACCCAGTTATCCTCAATGGCACTCTTGCCGAACATCTCCACTAATTCTGTTGATTTAAAGCTGGTGTAATCGCTACTCTCTATTACCGCACTCCAGCTATTGCTTAAATCATTTATTGCCGTTACTACCTCACCCATAGTTGCATAAGTAGCAAAGGTTACCCCTGTTGAATCTGACGTCCCATCCTTAGTTAATACCACTCCTCCTGTTGAACAACTAATACTAGCAGTGGTATAATCAGCAGTATTTTTTACCCTAATAGCTGACCGTCTACCCACTGCTACTCTTGTCAAAGCTGTAATCGGGTAATCATCTAACTGTAGATATTGTCCTCCATCCCCATCATAATATTTAGCATAACTTGCCGATTCAAAAGTCTTATGGCAATGGGCTTCTACCCAATCCTCCACACTATCCCTTATTGATTCTAAAATAGCCGAAGGGTCGCCAGCAGCCAAATCTGAAGTTATGGTCTGTGCCGCAGAGTGATCAGAATCGAATCCAAAAGTTAGACCTGCATCTGAGCCTGTATGGGTATAAGCTATTGTTTTTCCAGTACTTGCTTCCGTTATAGTAAATTTTTTAGTACCAGTAGAGTCATAGTCTACAGTTAATCCAGTGGATCCCAAGCCAGAACTCGCTCTATCTTGTAATTCCGTTGCCAAGTCAGTTCCATCATAGGTACCATCTGCCACATCTATACTTATTGCACTTCCTGTACTAGTCAACATCAAAACATCATGTGAAGCATCAATAGTAAAATACCCGACATCAACATCACAAAAATCTAATAATTCAGTTAATGTAACAATAGCCATTTATTTCCTCCTAATAGAGGAGTACCATATAGGGCAAGAACCCATAGTACTGTTTTTTTTTGTAAAGGAGGCGTACCTGGTGATGAATCCCTATAGATACTCCCCTTTATATTATCTGACATAGACAATGGTCTGTCCTGTACTACCGGTAGTACAACCAGTAATAGCCAAAGTTATCTTTGAACTTACTGCACTTAAGGGATAAGTAATCGAACCTCCGGTAGAAGTACCAAAATCAGCACCTCCACTGGTTAGGGCTGCTCCTTGACCTCCTAAAAGGTCAACACCATTATTATCATTTAATTCTAAAGCATATCCGGTAGTAGAGGTCTCCATACAGACTACCCTTAATACTTCTCCATCATAATATTTTGTAGTAGCATCCCCTGCTGCTCCCGTAGTTGCAGTCCAGTCAAAGGTTACTTTTTTAATCATTGATAATGTTTGCTCAGTTATAGTTACTGTTCCTGTTGCCATCCACACCACCTACTTTTTACTAATTTCACTTTTATTATTTGAGGGGAGATATAATCCCCCCTCATTTTAATTAAAATGTGCTTCCAGCTGCTAATGCTCCCCAATTGGTCCCATCACATAGCAAGTATCCGGCTCCACCAGCTGTAATTTCAGCTACAGCACTTCCTCCAGTATCATTAACAGTTAAAACTCCACCTGTCGAGTAATTAATAAATTTAAATTCTATTCCAGCACAATCGGCAATTGCTGGTAGAACCCATGCTATACTAGCTCCACAAGTATCTACGAATTGTGTCCTGTTACTTGTAGTAGTAAGTGTAACAGCTCCAGTTGAATTAGTAGTAGTTGGGTCTGGATAGGTCACTTCTCCGTAATAGGTCACATCTCCATAAAGTGTAATAGGAACTTCACCAGTAGATTCACCAACAATTATTCCATCGGTGCCATTTTTAATAGTAAGGATATCCTGTGTGCCGTCATAGAATATTAAGTCTCCACTTGACCATCTTGTATGTAAAGCCATTTTGTTTCACTTCCTTTCGCTATTCCTAGCGCCCAATTAAGGGCGAAAGAAAGCATTTTATTTAGTTACGGGGGCGCTTTTAAGCATTTTATCTTTAGGCGCCCCTTTGATTTCTTTCATTCCTTTTGACTTTCCTTTTACCGGCTTTCTGGGGTTTGCATAGACACCTATACCTTGTTCTACTAAAGCGTTTGCTACTACCTTATTTACCATAATAGCTTCACCTTTCCTATATCCCCGCCAGTCATTTGAAAGCCTTATCCTCTGTTGAGAAGACATCATATACTCCTTTCTAAATTAATCTATTAACCTATTGCAGTATCCAATAGTGCCTGTGGATATCTTGGTTCACTTAGGATAGCCACCACACAACCAATCAGTGCGACTGTATGTCCTGTTGTTTCTGTGTGGGTGAGGGCAACATGGTCAAAGTTAGTCCCACCTGCGGCTACCGTTGCAGCGTCTACCTCCACAATATGGTATTGATTGGCACTAGAAGCTGTAATAGAAAATCCTGTACCTGCTACTGCATCAGTTAATGCACCATATGTATCTCCAACCGTTATGTTCCGATACTTAAATACAATATCCGTTGAACAAGATGCAGCGCCTGTCCCTGCCTGTACTGTGATAGCGGCATCATTATCACATGAAGCCCCAGTCATAAGCAGGAATGTACACCTTTTGTAACCTTCCATATCTACAATATCTGTCTGTACTCCACCAGTAGTTGAAATATCTGCAGAAGGCACAGTACCTTGGACCACTTTATTTATTTCACTCCATACTTGAGACATATTATTCACTTCCTTCCAATTTATTTATTTTTTTAGGCTCTTACAGCCAGCGTTACGTATGGGCTCCTGGTTACTCCACTGTTAAAAGCAGTCAAAGTAGAATTCCATAGTGGTTGGCCATCTAATCTGTATTTGAATCTGAAGCACTGTTGATCCGTCTTGAACTCTACATGCATAGAACTTGCCACATTCAATCCGCCAGCCTTTTCGATGATAAGGTACTGGCTCAAGTCAAGGAATAATATGTCACCCTCACTACCTAAGGTCTGGCACTGTTCTATGGTCTGGATTGCCCTATTAAATAAAGTCCCATTAGGAGATCCGACTAATCCGCCGACCCCTTGTCCGACTGGAGGCATGAATACCGGTACTGCAGCAGTCCCCAGTTTATAAGCCATCTTGAATAGCTGTGGTTCTACATCTTGGATAATATACCATTTAGCCTTTAGCCTATTCTTAGCAGGCATCCTATTCCACATATTGGCTATATTTTCGGCTACAACAGTAGCGGCATCCTGTCCTGATTCTATAGCTTGTGATACTAAAGCATTACAATTCCTGACCCCTAAAGGTTGGCCTGCGCCGGTACCGTTTATTATTGCATCATCTATCACAAAGGCAAATTCCTCTCCGAACCCTTGAACTGTAATTCCCTGTAATGCACTTTGGTCTGCTAGTACTTCTTCGGTTGCATAATTGATGCCCATTAATTTATTCAGTTTCAAATCGACTTGTCTAAATGCTGGTTTCTTTGCAGTTGCTTCTCCGCCTTCAGCTACCCAGTATACCTGTATTCCACCCCATCTTGAACCTGTTGCCCTTGATGCTTCATTTACCGCATTGATTATAATCCTGTTGCCCTTGATGCTTAAATGCCTACAATCCTTGGCTACTATTCCGACATCATGAACTATAGTCATAACTTCTTTGGTATATTCTGGAGAGACCAAAAATCCCCCTTCTGCACCTACCAGTTCACTTGCTCCCAAAATAGATTTAGATGTTATTAATCTTTTGTCTACTTCACCATTGGGTTGTGCCGCTTCGTAGACTGCCTGCATCTGTTCCCCAAAGCTTTTCCATTTAGGCTCATCATCTTTAGCGTCATGTTCTATTTTTTGCATTTTATTTTCATTGGTCTTCATAAGTTTCTCAAATTTTTCGTTGAACTCTTCCATCATTGAGCCTTTGATTTTTTCTGAAATCTCTGCAAGCTTCTCATCACTTAATTCTGTATTGTTTTTAATTATTGTGATTAGTTCATCCTTGCTTATTCCTGCCATGTCTGTTCACTTCCTTTCTTGTATTTTTTTTGCAATTATTTATTACTTCTTAGTTTATGCCTTTCATTTTAATATCTCGCTAAGGATATTTCACAAATTAAAGCCTCATCGCTATAAATAATAAATAACACTTTTATCTATTTTCACATGACCTTTCCGGTCATCTTTTTAAAATTATCGCTGATACCTTGTTTAAGGTCCTTACTTATATTTTCAGCACTTTTAATAAACTGTTCCTCTAGTGTCGAATGTATTATTTCAATTAATTCTTTTTCGTCAATCTCGATTGTCTCCTCTTCTTTTTCTGTGTTGTCTTTCTGTCCTTGATTCTCTTTTTCATCAATCTCTAATTCAGCAGGCTCTTCTATTTCTAGTTCCTCACTTTTCCCTTCTTCTTCTGCTGATGTTGCAGAATCTAAGACATTCTGTATCCTTTTCTGGGCTTCTATTAAGTCAGTCTTATTTTTCCGGTTGAGGACTGCACCGGCCTTTAGTTCAAGATCTTTAATCTCTTCTTTCAGTCCTTTATTCTCTTTGATTAACTCTTTGTTCCTATTAACTATCTCGGCTAATTCTTTTATATCGAATAATCCTATTTCTTTTAATTTTCCTTCTTGTTCATCAGGGAACAATCCTTTCAATTCGGCTTCATCATAATCCCTGAATTCAGGTGGCTCTTTATCGAATTGCTTATAGTGTTTTACCAAATGGTTATAGCAACCTTTCCTATCACCGGCAGGTAAAGTAACTCCCCCCCTTGCTCCGAATAATACT